TAAAGAGGTTGTTGATGGTCAACATACTCTGCAAGCGAGAAAGGAACTAGGTTTACCTGTTCCGTACATCATAATTAATTCTGATGATCCGCTTGATGTAGCAAGACTTAACACTGGTAGAAAGAACTGGTCACTAGATCATTATCTTCATCACCACTGTGCAAGAGGTAAAATGGATTATAAAATTTTAAAATCCAAGATGACTCAATATGGTATACCTGTTGCTGAAACACTTGTTTTGTTACAAAAAGTAAATACCAAATACAGAAGGCATTCGGATGAGTTTAAATTAGGCACATTTAAAATACCTGCTGGTGGTATTCAACATTGTGATCGAATAGGTGCACAGCTGTTGAAGCTTAAAAAATATTTCTTAGGTACAGAAGATACCCGAAGAAGAATTAAGAGAGCTTGTGTAACAGCATACTTAATAAGTGATAAACATCCTAAGTGGGACTTTGATAGATTTTACACAGCATGTAAAACTAAGTCGGCTTGGTTTTTATCTGGCACATCAACAGAAGACTATATTAATATTTTTCAAAAAATATTTAATAGTGGATTAAAGGACTCAAAGAAAAAAATAAATCTGGTTGATTTTTATAAATCAAAAGATTATTTAGAGACTGAAAATGAGTAAACTTGATTCCTATACTATTGTCAGAAAAAATATTAATCTATTAAAAAATGTATATAAACTATCATATGCAGACATTGCTAGGTTAATGAAAAGTGATGCTGGTAATGTTCACAGGACATTTACTGGTAAGAATAATAATAGAGTTGGGATGAAAGTTTTAGATCAGTTGGCCAAAGCTTTTAAAGTTGAGCCAAAAGATCTTGTAGATCCTAATTTTTCTGTGCAATCAAAAATAGTCATTAATGGTAAAGAAAGGTAAAACATGAACATCAACAAATGGAAAAGTTGTGCGGTAGACATTGATTCATATCATGTAATAAGGGCGATGGGACAGAAGGGCTTTAGAAGACCTGGATCTATGATCGCTAAGTTGGTTGATGATGAAATAAAAAAGATAGCTAAAAAAGAAGGTAAAAGCTATTCTGTAATGAAAGAGAATTTACTAAAACAAGGTAAGACCTTGGTCAATGGTAAATAAATCCTAGGTGTAGCCCCGGGAGACTGGGGCTACTTTTAACTTGCAATTCACATAAAAATTTTATACTGATCAATTAACGTATTCCTAGCCTTAATGAAAAAGTGGGGCTTAAAACACTTTATTTTCACCGAACAACGAACACACTTAATTAACTTAATAAAGGAGATTTAGTGGGTAAAAAAGCTGCTAAAAGCAGTCCAGAAGCTATAGATCAGGCATTACAAAAGCTTGTAATGGTGTGTCCAAATAAGAGAACTTATGATGAGATCACCAGTCTAATGTTTCAGTTGTATTGTGGAAACGATTTTGGGTTAGGAAATTTTAGTCTTTCATTCCTTGATAAAGTTGAGGGATGTTGGCGTACTGGTAGAAAGAAAGCTGCACAAGCTAAAGGTTTAAAACTAGTAGTCAAAAATGCGTAACCACGGAGTCATTCTACATCCATATCTTTTCCCACTTCGTGGTTATGCGGATGAATCAAGAAAAATACGATAAATTAATTGAGGCTTCAATTGACTTTTGTAAGACCCTAAACGGGCCTGATCGATATGAATATATTGATGAGGCATTAGATGATTATAAGTGGACTACATATGTAAAATCTCCGAGAGAGGTACAGAGGCAGTTTCGTGAGTTATTCTCCAAGCTTGTTAAAAATTTTGGGCACTGAAATCGCATCCGCAGTATTAAAAAAACACTCGCCAGAGCAGCGTTTGTTTCAAGCAATTGTATTACAAGCTTTTGAAGATGCACTTAGTACACATGGTACTAAAGAAGATTCTTATTTAAAAAAAGATGCACATGATTGGTTTTTAGAAAGAAACAAATCTTTTGAATATGTTTGTTGGAACAGTGGTTTTGATCCAGAAATAATACATGAAAAATATAAAAGATTACTTAGAGAAGGTAAAGTTACATTTACAGAGCTGCAACAGTCATGGGTTAAGTATCGTGGATTATACAAAGATTATAGAGCAGCAAGTAACAGTAAGGATAGGAAAAATATTATGGATAAAATTATGAGAGTAAAAGTAAAATAGTCATGGAGGTCTTATAAATTTTACACCCCGAGGGGGTAAAGTTCTGAGAGCATTAAAAAAAGCAAACCCCTCGAGGTGCAAACAATTGAAAGGTATGTATGAAAAACCCATCAGTTATATTTATAACATAACAACGGATAACGGACAAATAAAATCTATTATAAAGATTATCTAGACCCCTGTAATAAAAAAAATACCCCATGGGGTCAAATAGGTGTCCCTGGTGTCCCTGATCAACTATTAATCAATTATACCAACACTTTTAATCAATTTTAATGGTGTCCCTGTGGTGTCCCTGTGGTGTCCCTAGAGACACCACTCTAGCGGGAACGCTATCAAAACAATTCCAGGTAGTTTAATTATGATGAAATAATCTATATAATAAAAAAATTATGATGAAAAAAGGTTTACAATTCTTAGCAACTCCAGAAGGTCGAAAGATGGCCAAAGAGGCTTTTAGAAAAGGCTTTAAAACTTTTAAATCTGCTGTTCAAAGAAAAAAAAAGAATCCAAAAACTGCACCACCTCCTGTGCCTTATGATTTAGTCAAAGCTGATGTCAAAAGAAAAATCAGAGGAACTAAACTAACAACTGCTGCTGAGATAAAAGCAACTCCAGGACTAAGACGAAGAATGATTGTTAGAATTGAAAAAGCTAAAAAAGACAAACCAAAATTCAAAAGTCCAGTTATTGTTGGTAAAGCATATGCATCAGATAAAGCAGGTAAAAGTATGAAAGTACCACCGCTTACCACTGCTCAAAGAAAACAAATGAAAAAAGAAATGGCTGAAGCTGCTGAAAGAGGATATAAAAAAGCTCGATTTAGAAAATTTGGTTACAAAAAAGGTAAGTTTGTATAATGCTCAGTTGGTTGAGAAAATGGTTAGGCATAGATGCACAAGATTTTAGAATAAGAAGATTAGAGAGAGCAAAATATTGGAAAGAAAAATATGCCTTTAAAGAAAAAAGAACTTAGAACTGAATTAGATCTAACTCCAAAACAAAGAATGTTTGTCGAAATCTACGTAAAGGATTGGGGTAACATTACTCAAGCTGAAGCTCTAAAACGTGCTGGCTATGTTTGTAAAAACGAAAATGATTATGGAGTTATGGCCTCAAGATTATTATCTAGAAGATTAAACCCACATGTTGCAAAATATTTTGATAAGAGATTTGAAAAAGAAATTAAAATGTACGAAGGTGACAACCTCAGACGTTACAAAAGATTCGAAAGACTAGCTGATAAGGCAGAAAAGAAAGATCAATATGCTGCTGCTATTAACGCAGAGTATAGATCTGGACAATTAGCTGGTGCTTTTGTTGATCGTAAAGAAGTAAGAGTAACAGGTCTGGAGGGTATGTCACGTGAAGAACTTGAAAACAAATTATCCGAGTTATCGCAAAAGATCGATGGCTATAATGCCAAAACAATCGAAGCGAAACCCGAGCACGTTGAAGAAATTGAAAACAGCTAGTTGGTCTGAATGGATCAAAGCTTTTAACAGTGTACATAATTCCACAATGTACACATCATTAGGTAATGTTATAGTCAGAGTAAATGAGAAGAAAAATTTCAATAAATAAAAAAGCAAAACATTGGAAGGATAGATATCCTTTAGTAGAAATTCAGTGGTACGATATTTGCTCCGATAGCTCATGGCAATCTATTGATCACTGCTTAAAATCAAAACTGCCTGTTTGCGTAACAAAGGGACATTTACTGACTCAATCAAAAGGAACTACAAGAGTCTTTGGAGACTATTCTGAGACTGAAAAGGGAGATATTGACGAGATAGGAAATACAACTATTATTCCAAATTGCGTGATTAAAAATATAAAAAAACTGATTTGAATGAAACAAGAAAGTTTACTTTGGAAGAGTGTGAAAAAAGGACTGACTAGATTCTTTTTAACCCGCATAGAATCTAGCACAATTAACGGAATACCAGATATTCATGCAGTCAATCGAACTGGCATATTTTGGATAGAATTAAAATCAGATGAACTCAGTTTTCCGAAGCTTAAAGAGACCCCCTCGAAGGCGACTATTAAACTGTACAGGCCAGTGTCCAGTTTCACCGATCCTCGCTCGTTGAAGCCCGTTGCCTCGTTCTCGTCTCGTGGTCAATGGCCACGGATCCAGGAGCAGCTGGAGAAGGAGCTGGTGCTCAGGCAGCTCGGATCCTGAAGCTCGTTCCACGCCCACGTTTTCTTTTCCTCTTTGTTAGTTACCGTGGGCATGGAACCAGCAGCAGGGTCTCGTTCTCGTTCATAGGTCTCCCGTTGCCTCGTTCTCGTTTATAAGGATAGCTCCCCCCAGTGCAGCGTAGCTAAGGAGCTGGGATCCAGGCACAGGTGGTGGAAAAATTCTTAAGAAAAGTTCTTGACATTTATCCCATCAGGTCTTATCTAAGCTTGGGGCACGGATATTCCAACGATGCGGACGATACTTACAGAGGCGTACCGCATATGGGTTACTGTAAGCGAAGTGCCCTTAACTAACAAAGGAGAAAAGATATGCCGATGAGTAATAAACTAATCAAGCAGATGAATGAGTACTATGGATGTGAATACATCGTAAAGAAAAAGCCCAAGAAAGAGAAGTTAAGTAAAGTAATAAAAAAAATAAACAAAGAAAACGCCCCGCCCGGAGGCTGGACACCGGATGATGCCGTGAAGAAAGATAAACCCGTAGCAGGTAAGACCTACGCACTGACGGGTGCTCGTGGCACACGCTGCATAGCTAACGGTAACAGCTGGGCAGAGTCTGAGGTCCAGGGAGAACATGTCGTTACCATCGATTGGGGACAAGAGAAACAAGAAAGAAAGACGTACACCTTCGCCTCGCAGCAGGAGCTGGATGCATTCATGAAGGGGATTGAAGAGGCAGATGGCTGGCAGCGGTACGAAGTCGTATGATGTGGTTCATCGGGATCCTCGCTTTGACTTGGCTTATGTTCCCTACCTTCACAACAGTCCTTCTGGGGATCCTGCTGCTGCTGGCAATCTCGCCTTTCTAACTCGTTTGCCGCTCGTCTCGTTTGGTAAAGTCCGTGCATGTGCAGCTCAAGTTCAGAGCTCCCCCCCCC